GAAGATCTGAGAGGACGTTGTAGGAAGCGATCACTTTGAGAGCTGGGTCCACGAGCTGCCATACAATAGTATCGACATAGTTTTGTCGACTAAGCATGGTCTCAAGGCTCCACGGTCGCTCATTGAGATGAGAGACGGCGCGGCGAGATGTGCCTTGAGTGGGCTTGTGTTCCCTGGTCACGATGTTAGGCTTCGTTTGTTCAACGAGCGTGACACCTAGGCCTGATTTCGGTTCGAGTTTGATTGCGTCGATTGAGGATGTGATTTCCTTAGTTGTTTCGGCATTCATTTTTGATTGTGCGCTGGCGTTGTTCCCTGAATGAAGTTCGTGGGCGATGGGCAGCGCGTCTTGTTGTCGCATTTTGGCGACTAGTGCGGGACTGTAGTCCGGCGTGTGTTTGGTTTGACCAAAGTCATTGCTGAAGGGCACGACTTGGCCAAACGAGAGGAACTCGTTGAGGAGTTCTGAGTAGGTCACAAGATTGTACTGTGGCCTGATGGAAAGGATGGCTTGTCTGATTGTGATGAAGCGTTCCCTCCCGTGGAAGAAGAATTCGCGTAGAGAACAATTGCAGTTGTCCTCACACGCCTTCTCAGGCTCGAATGTTGTTCGAATCCAATTAATAGTTTCAAGAAGATTTGCTTCGGGCATGAGGGGCACGTAGAACCCATGCTGGTAACCAATTCGGTTTTTGAGAAAACTGGTCTCCAATATGGGTTTGTGTGCTTCTTGCGTTGTACCCTTGTCGGCCGCACCATATGAGATGCGGTAGTTGGCCAGGTACCGGCCAACTGTGTGTGCGTTGAAGGTCTCCAAGAGGTAGGGGGAGACTGCGACAACGTTGTCGTCGCCGTAGATACGGCAACGGATTAGGTTTCGGAAATGGAACATCGTGTTCCATGGGGATGGAGCGAGTGCTTGATAAGCTATGCGTAAATACAAGGAATTGACGATGGTGTTGATAATGACAGTCAGCGGACTGCCAGTGGGAATACCACCGTCGGTGTCGTAGATATGATTTTCATATTGATGAAGACCTTGCGATTCGCACAGCATTATTGTGTGGCGCACCTGACTGTTTTCGTCGTTGTAATACGAGTTGACAATGTCGGCGATGCGCATGATGAGTTGTGCACTCACCGTTCCATCCCAAGCGGAGTAATCTCCGTCGAAACCTTTGTCGGAAACTTCAAGGAGATAAGTGACATGGCGATGCCACTCTAGTGATCCCTTGTTGATCCCGACAGCTGTGAAGGATTCATTGTGCATGCTGTAAAAGTGTGCTACAAAATCC